TTTTCGAATTTTATCGTTTCTCTAACGTAAGAGATAATATTAGGACTAAAAGTGATGTTGTCGGCATAAATGTCGTCTAAAAACTTCTCACTCAGTTCCACATTCTTACTATTGAAAATCCCTTGAAGGATTCGATTGTTGTCATACTTTTCGACGTACACACAATCACGAGTACCATCGCTGCACATACCAGTCTCTTCGTTGTAAAAACTAAGATCTTCATCAGATGTCGCAGATGATGAATACGCAGTACTAAATTCATCGGGACACCACGTCGGGGCATCTCTTTCAAGACATTTATTTATAAGTCTTATGTATGATTCTTTTTTAAAGAACAACACGTATGCGGCGATGAGAAGGAGCAGAACTACGACGATGGGAACCAATTGCTTGCGGTTTTTCATTATATATTACGCAACTATTTTAAATTAACGGAACCATCGGCATTTATGATGACGGTGGAGCCACTGCCACCTGAGCCGCCTGAGCCGCCTGAGCCGGAACTTTTCTTTTTCTTATCACCTTTCGTGACTGTGTATGCAACTATAAGTGCGGAAACATTCATTGCTACAAACACCAGCATGAGTGCGACTTCTTCGTTCGCCATATTTAATACCAGTGTAGAAAAAAAAATATCACACTACAACAGAGCCAAGCCAAATGCGTTGGTTGACGAACAGACTCAAAGAGCGCGTCAACACCAAAAACCAAAAGGAAGCCATAAAACTCATCGACCGCGCGGCGTTCGCGTACCCATCTTCAGCGAACGCGCAACGTCGACAAATCGCCGAATTGTACCTCGACGGCATCGTGAACAAACACTCACTGCGACAGCTCCTTCAACGCGTCGCGTACGTCGTCCCACCCGTATCTCCTGTGTCCTCTCCCCAACGTTCCACGAAAAAGGAACAGCCGAGAAGTTCGCCGATACCCATTCCTAAGAAAAGGCGTTAAAAATAGGAAGCCATTATTAAGTAACGAGCATGAAGGAGGTCATCCGTGATGACACGTGGGAGAAGATATTTAAAGGTGTCTCCGCCACGTGTCAGGACGAGGCCTATTGCACCAGGTTCGCCAACGCCGCGTGGCGATACAGGGCAAAGGTGCGTGAGATAGAAGCGCGACGGGCGACGCGACAGGTCAAGGTGTTGCAGTCGAAACGCGAGACACCGCAAAAAAAGGTGTCCGGTGGCTTTTGTCTGGGGAAGACAAAGTCGGGCCAGCCCTGTCGCTTTAAGGCGAGTTGTAACGGATATTGTAAAAAGCACACTATGTAATTTTAATTAAAACAAGTTGATGAAAAGTCATGGCCTCATCATCATATTTAGATGCCCTAATCGCGTGTCCAGAATTGTCGAGGTCATGGAGTAAATCATAGTTCAGATATTCCAAGGACATCGCGGAGAGGTCGTCCCCCCCACGGACGTCCGGACGTCGCTGGAACACGCGTCTCCCCCTCGTGTACTCTGTATGTCCGGAGATGTAGATTTTAATCTCCGCGAATTCGACGTGGATGTATTCCTCGAATATGGGACGACGACGACGAGTGGGGGCGCCAGGGGCCTCCGTGCATGGACGGATACGTTGGTTTTCGGGGGTTGTCGTCTCCATGTGCGTCGCGAAATGACTTACGCGTCCGCGATGGCCGAGAGGTACAGGTCCACATCCCCCTTAAATTGTGGACACTTCTCTAACGTTTTTTGCGTGACCTCGTGTTGCACATTTAAAATTCTATCCTTAAATATGGTCATATCAATACCCGTGGCGTCGCGTATATCGTTGTCCGAACCCGCCACTTCCTGTGCCGCGGTGAGGAACGCCATCGCGTGATTCGCGTGCACGACGCTGTGCATGGGGGACCCATCTTGTTGCGCCATCGTCGCGTACTTTGCGGACTTTTTCATCAACGTGTCGATGGTTTTCGTTCTTCCCCGCTTGGCGTTCTGAGCCACGACGCACGCCGTGCACACGACGACGATAAGGTACAGATACATCTAAAATAACCCCCAGTTTTTTTTCACCCGATGTTGACGTGCACCCATCATGATTAAAATTCCACCCACCCATATTTCACAACATTCAAGGGGAGGTGGTGAATTTTTTAGATTTATTAAAAACAACAGACCCGAACTCATCGTGCACTTCGATGAACTCTACGTACTTAAAACAAAATCCACCGATGGTTGGCGACCCTTGATGAATGATTCACAATACGGCGTTTTAATGGAGGAGGGAAGCTACGTGGTCGCGTACGCATTAGTTCGTCAGGTCTCCCCTGACTTGGGAATTCTCGAGTGGTTCGAGACGCGAATCAAGGGCTATGGGTTTGCGACCTACCTGCGGCGTCGACTTCGTTCCGTTTACGGCGACGTCCTTCCTCGACGAATCACACAGGAGAGTGCTGGATATTGGAGAAAAGAGCTTGGATTCGACGAGGAAGATGTGGACCCGTGTGAACACATGCAACTCATATGTGGAGAGGATGCGAAATTTTTTGATTGGGAAGCCTTGAATTGTTAATAACTGATATAAAGTCATCGAACACTATTTTTGTAAGATGTCGTTCGAACACAACTCCCTCAAGAACTTGTTCCTCTCCGACACGTATTCCAATGGCCTCTTTCACAGAGTCATGGAACGTGAACTGACCAATCCAAAGTTCGAAGACCGAACGCTCCGAAAGCTTTGGAAACACCGTGAGATGGACACCGAACACGACATCAACGACATCATCAGCATCATCGAATTCGATGAATGGGACGTCGGCATCGAGACCGACAGAAATATTCTCGTGTACAGCGGGGTTTCGAAGGACTTTTCAGACAACTATGGTGACTTTCACCGCGAAGAGGGCATCACCTTTTGTTCCGACGATGACCCCGAGGACATCATGATGACCGCGGAAATCGAGGGCGAAGGTGTCACCATCCACGTCGACGTCTGTCAAACCCTTGGTGAGGAGTACCCACACATCCTGCGAGACATGGAGCGAAAGATTCCCGATGACGACGACGAGACGCACCGCTACGCGCTCGTCGTAGACAAGTGTGAGGTGGAATCGTGTTCGTGGGAGGACCTCGTGGATATTTTCGCATCACACGACATCCAACTCGTGTCTTTTAAGGAAATCGTCAACTAATAATGTAATGCAATGTTCATCGAGTGGAAACACACGTGTTTTTTATGCAACCACCCCATCCAATTCCACATACACGCCGAGGATGCCTATGAATACGTCGCGTACCACCATTATCGACACATTTACAATCCCATACCACTCTATATGAATCTCATGTACTATAAATTCATAAACAAACGCGTTCGCAGAGTGTGTACGAGTTGTTTCATAGGCTATAAAAAACCCAGTGTACGCGAATTGCGTGATAGGGAAATTGGAAAACGTATACAATGTATAGAATCCACCAGTCTCACACGCGATGAAGTCGTCAAGTGGATTGAAGAGATGCACGCGTTCATGTACCCCTCAGATTTTGACGCACCATGACGGAAACTGTGCAAAAACTCACGCACATCGAACATATTCTTAAAAGACCAGACAGCTACGTCGGTCCCGTGGAACAAACGCGCGAACCGTACTGGGTCATCGAGGGCGACGCGTTCGTGAAAAAGTCCGTGCAGTACAGTCCCGCGTTGTTGAAGGTTTTCGACGAAATCCTCGTCAACGCCATCGACCGGAACAGCCTGTTTCCAAAGGGCGTGAGCGCGATCCTCGTTGACCTAGACAAGGTCACGGGTGCGATCACCATCTCAAACAACGGCCCCCTCGGTGGCATCGCCGTGAAAGAACACAGCACCGAAGGTGTGTGGAATCCCGAACTCACCTTTGGTCACCTGCTCACGAGCACGAACTACGACGACACACAAAAAAGGATCGTGGGGGGAAGAAATGGGTACGGTGCCAAGCTGGCAAACATATATTCGTCCAAATTTGAAATCATGATTAAAGATGGTGAGAACAAACTCACATACACTCAGATTTGGACGGATAATATGACAAAATGCAATCCACCAAAGATTAAAAAATTTGCCGGAGCGACGTCCGTGGTGTCCATCACATTCATCCCGGATTGGAAAAGATTTGGTGGGATGACTCAGATGACCAATGATATCTATGATATATTTAAAAAACGTGTGTGGGATTGCAACGTGTGCACGTCATCGAATTGCAAAGTGAAATTTCAAGGCGATGCCCTCGCGAAAATGTCATTCGACAAGTACGCGAAAATGTACACCGGGAGCGACAACGTCGTGAGCACCACGTTCGACCGCTGGTCCGTGTGCATCGCACCATCACAGGATGGATTCGAACAGGTGTCTTTCGTGAACGGCATATGCACCACCAAGGGGGGCACCCACGTGGACCACGTCACGTCGCAAATCATCGCCGCCATGGGGATAAAGTTCAACTTGAAACCTCAACAGGTGAAGAACACGTTTTTCGTCTTCGTCAAGGCTACACTTGAAAATCCATCCTTCTCCTCGCAAGTGAAATCAGAGTGCACGTCGAAAGTTGCGGACTTTGGAAGTCGTTTCGAACCACCCATGACGTTTATCAAAGCCGCCCTGCGCTCGGGCATTCAAGATGAACTCCTCACACTTTCAAAGTACAAGGAGATGCAGCAGCTGAAAAAAACAGACGCGGGAACGAAAAAATCAAAAATCACGGGAATACCAAAGTTGGATGACGCCAACAAAGCTGGAACCGCACAATCGAACAAGTGCACGCTCATCGTGACCGAGGGTGACTCGGCAAAGACCCTCGCCGTCGCCGGACTCTCCGTGGTTGGAAGGGACTACTACGGCGTGTTCCCCCTCCGTGGTAAATGTAAAAACGTTCGAGATGCGTCGGTGAAAACCCTCACGGACAATAAAGAATTCGGCGACCTCAAGAAAATTCTCGGATTGCAACAAGGCAAGAATTACACCGAGACGGGTGAACTTCGCTATGGACGTCTTCTCATCATGACCGACGCCGATAACGATGGGTCCCACATTAAAGGTCTCATATTGAACATGTTTCATTACTTTTGGCCATCACTCCTTAAACTCAACTACATCGAGAGCATGGTGACCCCAATCATCAAAGCCATCAAAGGAAAGGAAACCATCAGCTTTTACACCGACAACGCGTTTCGTCAGTGGTACGCACAAAATCACTACGGTGGCTGGAAAATAAAGTACTACAAGGGTTTAGGAACATCTACATCTCAAGAGGCTCGAGAATATTTTACAAACATTCAAAAGTTGGTGGTAAAGTTTGACGTGGACGCCATGACTGATGAAAGCATCATCCTCGCCTTTGACAAGAAAAAAGCCGACGACCGGAAGACGTGGCTTCTGAACACGTCCATGAAGGACCCGTCGCAACTGGAAATCCCGTACGGCGAGGTGAAACGCATCAGTATCAGTGATTTCGTACACAAAGACCTCGTCAACTTTAGCATGGCTGACCTCAAACGTTCCATCGCGCACGCGGTGGATGGGTTGAAACCTTCACAACGTAAAGTGCTCTTTGCGTGTTTCCATAAAAATCTCAAAGATGAAATGAAAGTGGCACAGTTGGCGGCGTACGTCGCCGATAAGAGTGCGTATCACCACGGCGAAGTATCCCTCGCCGATACCATCGTCAAGTTGGCGAACGATTACGTGGGCTCGAATAACATCAACCTCCTCACCCCATGTGGACAATTCGGCACACGTCTGATGGGTGGGAAAGATGCGTCCCAGACGAGGTACATTTTCACAAAGTTGGCACCAGAGACGCGTCGTTTATTCTCACCCCTCGATGAACCCGTGCTCACTCATTTGGAAGACGACGGACGTCCCATTGAACCGGAATTTTACGTTCCAGTGATACCCATGGTTCTCGTGAACGGCACCGAAGGCATCGGCACTGGCTTTAGTTGTTCGGTGCCACCATTCAACCCAACAGACATTGTACAAAACATCGAACGCGCACTCAGTGGTCAATCTCTCATTGAGATGAAACCTTATTATAGGGGATTTAAGGGTACCATGTATAAATCAGAAAACGCCTGGGTCGCCGAGGGCACGTGGAAGGACGGCGTCGTGACCGAACTCCCCCCGGGACGTTGGACGCAAGATTTTAAAGAATACCTGGATGAACTCGTGGAGAAAAAAGTCATCACCGGCTACACAAACATGAGCACCATAGAAGACGTGCACTTCGTCATCACGGGCTACACCGGCGATGACCCGATGAAGGACTTTAAATTACGAAAGGTGATTCACACATCAAACATGCACCTGTTCCATCCACAGAAGGGTATTCATCGGTACGAAAGCCCCGAGGACATTCTCGTCGACTTCATCCAGACACGACTGGAGTATTACGTCAAACGAAAGGAACATCTCATCAGGGAGTACCAGGAACGGTCGCGCGTGTGCACGCACAAAGCACTCTTTGTGAAAATGGTTGTTGATGACAAACTTCGCGTGTTCAAGAGAAAGCGCGCGGAACTCGAAGAAGAAATGTTACACACCTTTCCCATGATTGATGGAAAGTTTGATTACCTCTTGAACATTCGAACGTATCAGTACACCGAAGAATCGGTCAACGCCCTGATCGAAGAGGCGGCTCAGGCTGAACGCGAGCTCGCTGAACTGAAGAAAATCACACACACACAGATGTGGCAGAGTGACCTCAAAAAATTATAAACATAGAGTAAGTATGGGTGAAGCTGCGCGCGTCGCACTCAATGCCATCGGAAAACAGGAGCCGTACCTGCTTTCGAAGAACCCAGACGAGAGTTTTTTTAATTACAACATGCAACGTCACTCGGAATTTCGAAAGTTTCATAGGAACCGAAACATCACGCCGCCTTCGAATCGACCAGCGACCTGGCCCTTTGGGGAAAGCATCAAGGTACAATTCGACCCGAAAAACATGGGTGACCTTCTTTCGAACATGTATCTGAGCATCACCCTCCCCGCGCTCGAGGTGGGTGGAAACTACGCGGACCAGGTGGGGCGCCACATCCTGTCCCACGTGAAAATGTTCGTGGATGAGTTGGAAGTGGAGACGTTTTGGGGTGATTGGGGCATCATCTACGATGAGTTGTACACGGAAATGTCCGAAAAGGTGGCGAACCGATTTCTTCTCAATCGCTCGCTCGCCTTTGACACCTCGGAAACGGCGAACAACTACGCCGAGTACGAATCCGACGTCGTCATTCCCTTGAACTTTTTCTTTTCACGCAAGTTTGCGTCCGATGAGTACGAATCAAATCAACCAAACAGACCCTATTTCCCCGCGTGTGCGTGCCATCGTCAGAAGATTGAGTTTGAGTTTACATTCCATCCTCAAACATTCTTTTCGAACACGACGCAGACGTTGACACTCTCCGAGTTCGACATCGTCACGGAGGAAATCACCCTCAGCGCGGAGGAACGTCTGTACAGCATGAATCACCAAGGTCTGTGGGTGACCGATGTCGTCATGAGACACCCAATCGTCGTCACCGACCCGAACCAAAATTTCATTAAAAATCAACTCGTACCAAACATTCCCGTGAAAACTATACACTGGTTTTTCCGAAACGTCAAGTTCGAAGACCCCGCGCTCGTCAAAGAGGAGGGTGAGACCGAGGAAGGTAATTTTTACATTCACAACCGCTTCAACTTTAGCTCTAACGTGAACTTTGATGAACTCAACACCTTCTTCTACCCTGTGATGGACAAGGCGCGTTTTTACATCCAAGGCACACAACTGCCAAACATGACGTCCACGGACCACACGTTTTACAAATACTACGTGCCGTACGAGAAGCGATTGTCACGACCGATTAGAAACATTTACTCGTACTCATTTTCAATGAATCCAGTGAATGTTCAACCATCGGGAAGTCTAGATTTCAGTCAATTGCAATCGAACAAGACGACCATCGAGTGCGACCTCTTGCCTACGAATGAGACGTATAGTTTACACATGTATTACACGGGCTATGAGACGTTTAAGTTTGAGGGTGGATACATGTCCCGTGCTTATTAGAGAGGAGTTCGGATTTGTTCGCCGCCATGAATTCTATGATGTCATTCTTTATGCACCACTTGATGAAATTCAATTGCGCCACCGTCGTTTGAATTTCCTCATCTGTTCCAGGAATCACGTAGGCAATCTTTTCCGCGCGACAAAACGGGTCGAACAACTTTTTACTGTAGCCCAAAAGCGAACTCTTATATGCCGTGTGAACACTAAAAACTTTTCCGTCATCCGTCGTGTACGATGTGTGATTTTTCTTCGCGTAGTTTGTGATGAACCATTCCAAATTTCGAAGGGAGATGCCCGATTTTTTATTTAAAATGTTCACCAACGTAGCTTTATTCTTTTCGTCGCTGTAAAAGGCATTTATAGATGATAGCAGAATATCGGATTTACTCATTAAATAATATACTATTTAAATCTATAAGCTTCTTTCGGTCCTGTTCGATGCACGCGGGACAGGTCGGGTCGTGTAACACATCCATGCCGTGTGTGTGCGACGTTCGTATATCTATGGTAACCGGTTTGAGCTGTTCCATCTGATACAGATGCATCGTACAATAGCCGTGATGCGTGCCCTTCCTCGTGCACCGCGATTTGTCCTTCTTCATCCCCTTACACCGAGTCCTGTCCGTCAACGCCGGGACATCGCGAAGCAGCAGGTCCTTTGATATTCCGTGATGCAGCGCGATGTGATTGATGTATCCGTCAAGTTTTTCGTTGTACTCCAAGGTGACCGCGTCGAGTTGCGAGCGCACTCGCCGCTCGACCTCGTCATCCATCATTTTCGCAATCTTTTGACTTAGGTCCTCCATGCTTATTTTTAGAGAGCTCGAAATTTTTAAATAATTGTGTGATGGTGGTCTTTTGCTTCGCCGGTTCCCTCTTCTTTTTGGGGGGTTTATTTTTCTCTATGATTTCACCGAATATGGTTTGCTTGGGTTCAGGAACCAAGGGTTCGAGAAGGTCACACACAGGGTTTAAGAACTTATTAAGGAAATAATAATGGTAGTCCACCGGAATGTTGTGCTCCTCCACGTACACGGGGTCCTCCGCCTTTTCAAACGCCCGCGCCTT